CAAAACGATTTTTATCTAGCAACCGCTGCAGATATTGTCGCAGATCCTTCCGCTCCTAATGCTTTTGTAGAAGGTATTATGGAAGGTGCTGAGTGGGTATTTAATGCTGGTCGCAATGAGTGGCAAATGATCGAAGCAGAACAAATTCGTAACAATGTAAAGAAGATGAGTGCTAAAGAAGTTGAAGCAAACAAAATGCGGATCTTTGAAGAGTTCTTAGAAACTTTGCAACGCTAAAAGTTCTATTTTTATAAATAAATAACATGAGATAACTTCACGAAGGAGCAATCCAGATGTCTGATAAAGAAATCAAGCAAGACGAGGAAATTAAAGACCTCGACCAAGAAGTAGAATCTCAGGTTGATGAGGCGAAGGCATCTTTTGGTGTTGACGCTGAAGTTCCTGAACCTACTGGTAAGGAAGCAACTCCTCCTGGTGATAAACCAGAAGCTGGTGATAAGAAAAAGAAACTCACCAAAGTTGCTGCAATTCAAAAAATCACCCAAGAAGTTAAGGGCATGAAGAAAGAGCAGTTCGAAAAAGTCTACGAAGCAATGCTTGCCGCACTTGAAGGCAAAGAAGTTGTTTCTGAAGATAAAGACGAAGAAACTACTGCTGTTTCTGTGCGCGAACTTCGACAAATTAAAGCAGGCGATGTAAATGTTGCAGAAGATGTTGCTGCAATGTTTAGTGGTGAGGATCTCTCTGAAGAGTTCACTACTAAAGCATCTACAATTTTTGAAGCAGCAGTTGTTTCTAAAGTCAATGAGTTACTGGAAACAGTTACTATTGATCTTGAGGCAGAGATGGAAGTTGCTAAAGAAGAAATCGCTGAAGATATGGCAGGTAAACTAGATTCATATCTAGAGTACGTTGCTGAAGAGTGGATGAAAGAAAACGAACTTGCAGTTGAGCAAGGTATTCGTGCTGAAATCCAAGAAAACTTTATGAAAGGTCTTAAAGACTTATTCGTTGAGAACTACATCGAAGTTCCTGAAGAGAAAGTCGATCTTGTAGACGAACTTGCTGGTAAGATTGAAGAACTAGAGCAAGCAGTCAACGAAGAAATGCAAAAGTCAATTGACCTTAACAAAGAACTAACAGAAGCAAAAGTTGAGATTATTCTCGGTAAAGTTTCTGATGGTCTAACAGAATCTCAAGCAATCAAACTTGCTTCTCTCGCAGAGGGTGTTGAGTTTGAAAATGAAGAGTCTTATGTTGAAAAACTAGAGACACTAAAGAGCAATTACTTCAAGTCTGACGAAGTTGTCACTGAAGAGACTGCTATTGATGATGAACCGCTTGAGATTGATGAGGATGCTGAAACCAAAATTGATCCAGGAATGTCTGCTTACATGAGTGCCATTTCACAGAGCATCAAAAAATAAATTTATATAAATAATAAAACATTAGGATAGATAAACCCCGTAAAGGAGACTAACAATGTATCAAAATGATGAATTAATCAAGAAGTGGCAGCCAGTTCTTGAGCATCCTGATCTCGAAAAAATCGCTGATGCTCATAAACGTGCTACTGTAGCAACTTTGCTAGAAAACCAAGAGAGATCTGCTCGCGAGCAAGCTCAAGGTTCTGGTGGATATCACTCACCTTCGCTATTGGGCGAGGCAGCACCTGTTAACGCAATGGGCGCATCCTCTTCAACAGCATCTGCTGGTAATGTTGACATTTACGATCCAGTACTGATTTCATTAGTACGTCGTTCAATGCCTAACCTTATCGCTTATGATATTTGTGGCGTACAACCAATGACTGGTCCAACAGGATTGATCTTTGCAATGCGTTCACGTTACACTAACCAGACAGGTACTGAAGCACTCTTCAACGAGGCAGACGCATCATTCTCTGGTAACACCTTTGCTGCTAACGCATCTGCTACTGGTGCTCAGGCAGGTACTGACCCAAGCGATCGTTCTGCTTCTGCTACTGGTGGAGCATATAACGTTCACTCAGGTATGACAACTGCTGAGGCAGAAAAACTTGGTTCTTCAGGTTCTCCTGCTTTTGCTGAAATGGCATTCTCAATTGAAAAAGTTGCTGTTACTGCTGTTTCTCGTGCTCTTAAAGCTGAGTACACAATGGAACTTGCTCAAGACTTAAAAGCAGTACATGGTCTTGACGCTGAAACAGAACTTAGCAACATTCTTTCTGCTGAGATTCTTGCTGAGATCAACCGTGAAGTTGTTCGTACTATTAACTACTCTGCTGTTGCAGGTGCTACTGTTAATACTACGACTTCTGGTACTTTCGATCTTGACACAGACTCTAATGGTCGTTGGTCAGTTGAGAAGTTCAAAGGTCTTATGTTCCAAATCGAACGTGATGCTAACGAACTTGCTAAGGCAACAAGACGTGGTAAGGGTAATACACTAATCTGTTCTTCTGACGTTGCTTCTGCACTTCAGATGTCAGGTGTTTTGGATTACACTCCTGCTCTTAACAACAACCTACAAGTTGATGACACAGGTAACACATTCGCTGGTGTAATGAATGGTAGAATTAAGGTTTACATCGATCCATATTTCGCAGATGCAACCAATAACTACTACACCCTTGGATACAAAGGTACTTCTGCTTTTGACGCTGGTCTGTTCTACTGCCCATACGTTCCGCTCCAAATGGTTCGTGCGGTTGGTGAGAATACGTTCCAACCTAAAATCGGATTCAAGACTCGTTACGGCATGGTTGCTAACCCATTTGCAATCAATGGCGCTCCTGGTCTTGCTGCTCCTGCTCGGTTGGGTACTGGTGATGGAAACATCTACTACAGACTCGTCAAGGTAGCAAACTTAATGTAATCTACCTAATGCGATAAAAACAAGATTCACTTTAGTGAACAGTTTTAGAGAGACCTTCGGGTCTCTCTTTTTTTGCCTATTGGTTTTGCGTATAAATAGTAGGTACAATAAGGATATAATATGGCAACCAATCCAGATAATAAAAACTTTCTATCACCTATTGGGTTTCAGTTCGCTATTCAGCGTTTGCCCAATGTAAACTATTTTTGCACGAGTGCTTCTATACCAGAAGTTTCTATGGGTGAAACAGAAACGCCAAACCCATTTATACGACTACCAAATCCTGGAGAAAAACTAGCGTTTGGTCAATTACAGTTGCAATTTCGTGTCGACGAAGATCTAAAGAACTTTCAAGAAATATTTAACTGGTTGGTTGGACTTGGATATCCTGATGAGTTTCAACAAAGAGCAAATGTACAAACCAACTATGGTATATTTTCTGATGCATCTTTGTTGATTACCACCAATCAATACAAACCAAACATAGATGTAAAATTTATTGATTTGTATCCAACATCATTATCCGCAGTAGAATTTAATATTGAGCAAGGCGACGTTGAGTATTTGAATGCTAATGTGACCTTTGCATACAGAAGATATACATTGACTTCTGTCGTTTAATATAGTATAATAGAGGGTATAACATATACTCTGGGTGATTACATTATGAAGATTGAAGATATTGTCTCGCAATGGGACGTAGACTGTAAGATCGATGAAACAGAACTCGATCGTGAAGCAACCAAAATTCCTAAACTGCACAACAAGTATCTCAAAATATTTATGGGAGAGCGTGTAGTGTTATTCAAACTCAAAGCAGAAAACAAACGACTAAAGAAAACGCTGATCGAGTATTACTTGGGAGAACTTGATAGAGAAGAACTCGAAGAGTTGGGTAGAGATCAGTTCTACAAAAAACTATTGAAGAATGAGATAGATACATATATTGAGTCGGACGATTTGTTTATTGAAAGTACACTAAAGATTTCTCTACAAGGTGAAAAGGTTGATTATGTAGAGGCAATCGTGAAGAGTTTGAACAACAGAAACTTTCAGATAAAGTCTGCAATTGATTGGGTGAGGTTTACGCAAGGTTCTATGTAATGGATAAGATTGAGATATACAAGAAGAACGAAGTGCATCTGAAGTTAGATGTTGAACGTGGTACTGCTCAGGAACTAAGTGACTTCTTTACGTTTGAAGTTCCAGGTGCTAAGTTTATGCCATCTGTGCGTAATCGTTATTGGGATGGCAAGATTCGTTTATTCAATATCAACACGCAACAAATATATGTTGGACTGATTGATCACATAAAGCGTTTTGCTGAGGAGCGTGAATATGAGGTTATCATACACGATGGTCTAGAAGACACAGAAGATGTGGCGATAAATGATCTTGAGAAGTTTATTACTGAAGAGGGATTTAAACCTAGAGAGTATCAGACTAGAGCAGTTGCTCATGCTATTCGCAATAACAGAGCATTAGTTCTCTCGCCTACGGCGAGTGGAAAGTCTTATATAATCTATGCTTTGTTGAAGTATTACTTGGCGAATAATCTAGCGCAAAGAGCATTAGTTATTGTTCCAACTACTAGTTTAGTACAGCAGATGAATAGCGATTTTATATCCTATGCTTCAAAGGCTCAGTTCTATTATACTCATTTAATCTCAGCAGGTCAAGCTAAATTTGAAGAAAATGCAAAAGTTTTTATTTCTACTTGGCAAAGTATATACAAACAACCAAAATCATACTTTGATAACTTTGATGTGATTGTTGGTGACGAAGCACATCTGTTCAAAGCAAACTCACTCACTAAGATTATGGAGAAGTTGCCTAATTGCAAATATAGGTTTGGATTTACTGGAACACTAGACGATACGCAAACGAATAAATTAGTATTGGAAGGTTTGTTTGGTCCAGTGATGAAGGTAGTACAAACTAAAGAGTTAATTGATCAGGGAACTCTAGCAGACTTTAGAATCAAAGCATTAGTGTTAAAGTATCCACCTGAAGTATGTAAGGTAATGCATAATGCAAAGTATCAAGATGAGATACAGTTTTTGATAGGCAATGAAAAGCGAAATCAGTTCATAAAGAACTTGACTTTGACACGGAATGGTAATACACTATTATTATTCCAAATGGTTGAGAAACATGGTAAAATTTTATATGATATGATAAAGGCAGAAGCTGATGCAGATAGGCGTGTCTTTTTTGTCCACGGAGGAGTAGATGCTGATGAACGAGAAGAAATTCGAAGAATTACTGAAACAGAGCGGAGTGCAATTATTGTCGCCTCGTACGGGACGTTCTCTACTGGGATCAACATACGCAATTTGCATAATATCGTTTTTGCTAGTCCTACTAAGTCTAGGATACGGAATCTACAAAGTATCGGGCGTGGTCTACGAAAAGGTGATAACAAAGAACGAGCAACACTCTATGACATTGCCGACGACCTCTGTAAAAAAACAAGTTGCAATCATACACTCAAACACTTCGCAGTCAGAATAAAGATGTACAATGAAGAAGAGTTTGATTACAAAATATACAATATTAATTTAAAGCAAGAATGACATGGAAATCACATTACAAATTATAAAGTTAAGCAATGGAGACACCATAGTTTCTGATGTTGTTGAGGAACAGAATAAAACAATTGTCTTACTCAATCCATTAGAAATAAGAACAGAGCAACATGGAAGAAAGTCTGCTTCTATGGTAGCAGTGCAGTGGTTTCCGTTTACTGAAAACGACAACTATATGACCATACAAAAAACACACATAGTTGGAATGACTCCTGCTAGTGATGAGATATGTGAATATTATATTCATGCTGTCGATAGTATAATTGCTAACAATAAATCAAATGAACAACATATACAAGAGGATACAACTCTGGAAGAATTAGAAAACTACATTTTTGGCGCAAACACTAACAGTACCATGTTACATTAATAAGCGAGGTTGTAATGATTAGAAACAAAAAGAAAAATCCACACTACGTTAACAACAAAGAGTTCCTTGAAGCGATGGTCAAGTTTAAGGAAAGTGTTAGAGAAGCAGAGGACTCTGGTGGAGAAAGACCAATCGTACCAATCTATATTGCTGACTGCATTATGAAGATTGCTACGCACTTATCATACAAACCGAACTTTGTAAACTACACGTTCCGTGATGAGATGATATGTGATGGTATTGAAAACTGCTTACAGTATATCGACAACTTCAATCCTGAGAAGTCTGGTAATCCATTCGCATATTTTACACAGATCGTTTACTTCGCGTTTCTAAGACGTATACAAAAAGAGAAAAAGTATCTGTACACTAAGTTTAAAGCATCAGAGCATATCAATGTTTTTCAACAAACTTCTGATCGGCAAGAACATGATAAAGGCGTTGACTTTTCAGATGATATCAAGTATAATGAATGGACTCAAGAGTATATGTCAGAGTTTATAGAAAACTTTGAAGAACATAAAAGACGAAAGAAGAAACGAGTCATCACAGAGGAGTAACATGAAAATCGCTTTGATCACTGACACTCATTTTGGCGCACGAAATGATAACACACAGTTTTTAGATTATTTTGAAAGGTTTTATAATGAAGTTTTCTTCCCTCACCTCACTAGACAAGGCATTGATACTATTATCCATTTGGGCGATATTGTGGATAGGCGAAAGTATATTTCTTATGTAACACTTCGTCGTATGAAAGAGATGTTCATTGATAAGTGCACTGAACATAATATAGACCTTCATGTTATCATCGGTAATCACGACGTTCCTTATAAGAACACCAACGAAATCAACTCAATGAAAGAGTTATTCCGTGACGGAGCAGTCGAGTCTTATGACAAACCTGCGACTGTAAACTTTGATGGGCACGATATTCTTATCATGCCTTGGATTAACGCACAAAACTATGATGACGCAGTAAAGGCAATGGAAGAAACGCCTGCTCAAATTATGATGTCGCACTTAGAGGTTGCTGGTGCGTTGATGGATAGAGGAAATGTGAACTCGCACGGCATGGAAGTTTCTATGTTCAAGAAGTTTGAAACAGTTTTCTCTGGGCACTTTCATCATAAGAACAAAATAGGCAATGTTCAGTATTTGGGTTGTCCTTACGAAATGACATGGATAGACTATCAGGATACTAAAGGTTTCCATATCTACGATACGAATACTAGAGATATCGAGATGATCAAAAATCCATTCTCTATGTTTCACAAAGCATTTTACGATGATAATAATAAGACTATTGAAGATATACTCAGTGTAGATTTTGACTTCTATAAAAACACTTATGTGAAAGTTATCAAACAAACTTGCGATAATCCTTATTGGTTCGATTTGTTTATGGACAAGATGTACAAAGCAAATCCAATCAACATACAGATCGTTGATGATAACTTGAATCTTCATCTTGAAGATGATGGTGACATTGTAAATGAGGCAGAGGATACAGTTACTATTATGAGCAACTACATCGATCAACTACCTGATGCCGTACCAAAGAAAGAACTTGACCTACTAATGAGATCGTTGTATAATGAATCATTGACTATAAATTCTTAAACATTTTATGCTACATTTTGAAAAGTTGAGATGGAAAAACTTCCTTTCCACGGGGAACGTTTACACTGAAATACACTTAGATAGGTCTCCAAGTACGGTTGTCGTTGGTGAGAACGGTGCTGGCAAGTCTACAATGCTTGATGCCTTGTGTTGGGGTCTGTTCAACAAATCATTCCGTAATATAAAGCTTGTGCAGTTGATCAACTCTATAAACGGTAAGGACGCTCGTGTAGAGGTTGAGTTTCACATTGGTACTACACAATACAAGATTATTCGTGCGTACAAACCAAATTTATTTGAGATCTGGAAAAATGGTGAATTGATACCGCAACCGGGTAATGTGAGAGACTATCAATCAATACTTGAAGATCAAATATTAAAGTTGAACTACAAGTCATTCACACAAGTTGTCATATTAGGTTCTGCTACATTTACCCCCTTCATGCAATTGCCTGTAAAAGATCGTAGAGAAGTTATCGAAGATTTATTAGATATACAAGTGTTCAGTCAAATGAATACACTATTAAAAGATCGTGTATCTAAAAACAAAAACGACATCACAGATATAGAATACAAAATAGAACTTGTAGAAAACAAGATAGAGGTTCAACAACAATACTTGCGCCAAGTTAAGAGCGATATAGGGGAAGAAATAAAAGAGTACGAGGAAATGATTGTTAGTGCTCAACAAACCAATGCAAACACTAGCGTCCATATAGCGCAAACTGAAGAGAAAATACGGTCGCACTTCAATACTATAAGCGATCATACTAAGGTTCAGAACAAGTCAGAAAAGGTTTCTGATCTACTGAGTAAGTTGCATGACAAAGAGCACTCTAGCAACAAAACACTGAAGTTCTTTGAGTCGCATGATAACTGCCCTACTTGTAATCAGATTATTGCTGCGCAAATCAAGGAAGAAAAGATACAGAAAAC